CCCGATCAGCTACTAATGACCAAAGACCAGTACGATATGTTGCAAGACGATCCAGACATGCAAAAGATGTATCAATCCGACAACTTGCTATACATAACACCACTGAATGCTATGGAAGTTAAGGTTAAGCAAGAAGAATGAGATGCAAATATTGTGGAATGCCGGGCGACCATTTACGCGGACATGGAGTCTGCCCATTCAAAGTAAAGAAATGGAAATGGGTTAAACAATGAACATATCACACGGTCAACGAACCATTGAAACACCTAACGAGGACGGCTCTGTGAATATTAGGACAGAGGGCTACTTCGAGGGATTAAACTCAGTCAAAGAACAGATCAGACAGGATATGCAGACTTCTTACGCAACAGTCCTAGCTGATGTTATTAAGTGTTTAGATGTACTCAAAACCGATACACCGGAACTTGTTATACGAATAACTAAAGACAGATCAGGATCACCGGCTATCATACAGAAAACATGGATCATTAAGAAAGAGAAGATTAAGTAGTTTTGACAACCCGATAGTGGTATAATATTAGCATAACGACAGTCAATGCGCCGCCATACTGTTTAGCAGCAGGCGCATGGCACTCCTTACAGATAAGAGCGAAATTCAGCAGCTTTATAGCAAAGCAAAGTCTGAATCAAAAATTTGGCGAAAAGACTATCACGAGTTTGAACGACTTGCTGATAACGACTTAATATCTAACCTAGACGAGAACCTACCAGAAGTTAACGATGGTAGCCTATCAGCTAGTTTATTTAAACTACCTAAGAGAATTATCAACTCAAAGCTAAAGGGACGTTGTACGGCTAAGAACCGTGACGACGCTTGGCTTACTGAGCTAGCAAACATTCAATGGGAAAAGAACATCATCCCTAATGCTAACTCTCAAGCTCCATTCCATCGCAAATGGAAAGATGCAGTCCGCAAGGCTGCTATATATGGCTCAGTTCCAATCATAACTTTGTTTGTAGAGCGCGGGGAATACACCGGCGGTGACTTTATTGTTGGTCAACCGCAAGACGTAACACTAGAAGCTGGCAAGGTATCTGACTATGACAGTGACGTTATGTTTTGGGATGTTTACTATTCTGACCTCCAATTAAAGACTATGCGCGAGCAAGCCGTCAAAGAAATGAAAGAGGCTAGCAACGGCGAAGATACTTATAACAAATGGGACATTGATGCTATAGACCAAATCCTCTCAGGCAAAATGACCGAGCAACGAACATCACAAGATGATCACAGGGCTAGGCAAGACAAGTCTGTAGAAAAGGGAGGCTATCACTTCTGCATCGTAGTACAGCGCGGCAAGAACGCGCCTTTTTATATGTACCACGAGGGAACTAAGCAAACTATCCGCGAATGGACTAATCCCGATCCAACAGGTGATGTGCCTATTCACTTCTTATATTGCTATCAGGACTTCATCAACCCTTATGGTATTGGCATTGTTAAGCTCGCTGGCGGTACGCAGAACGTCCTAGACTACATGCGACAAGCAGACGTACTAGCAACACAGCTAGGCTTTAGACCACCAGTATCAATCGGTGGCGATACAGACTCAGCCGACTTAGACTCAATTGTTTACGCTCAAGACCAACAGTGGATTATTGGCAATGCAACTGTTAGGCGCGAAGAGATCAGCAACCAGATATATTCACAGCTACCTACACGCATACAAATGTATAAGCAATCGCTCAATCAACTACTACCTATGGGCGATACTTCTATATCAGCCGGAGCAGGCGATCCATTAGCATCTAAGACCCCAGCAGGCGTTAAGCAAGCTGCGGCCATGCTTTCTATTGATGACGAGGACTTTAAGGACAACACCTATATGACCTATGAAGCCGTTGCGAAGTCTATCATCAACACTCACTTTGCAAACATGCAGGGTAGCGACCTAATGAAACTATCTGACGAAGAGCGCGAGATATTAGCCAAAGCTGGCATTGAATTCCCACTTGATTCAGAAGGTAACCCATCAAACGAGATTGAGATTGTATGGGATGAGACACGAGCAGAGTTTGACTTTGAAGTAGATGCAGAACAAGACAAAGCACAAGACGACGAGAAACGTTTAGAGGGGCTGCTTAAAGTTGCTGAGTTTAGGGCTACTGATCCTATGTTTGACCAAAAGCTTGCTATGTCTGGCAAGAGGATCAATGACGGCGAAATGTACTCAGAGATTATCGCCTTAACTACCGATAACGACAAAATCCTCGAAGATATTAGCCCCGAAGATCAAGAAGCTATGGATCAAGAGGCAATGATGCAACAAGGTATGCCCGGTATGGAAGGGCAAGAACAACCCGGTCAACCTGAACCACAGGGCGAAGAACTAGACGACTCAACTATCGAAGCTAACTTAAACGCTGTGATGGAAGAGTACGGCGTAGACGAGAACACCGCAGCAGCGATGCTTGAAGCCGAACGACAAGGCTTTCAACCAGACGAAGTTGTAGCAGGACTAAAGCGACATATTGGAGTAGCAGATGAGTAGGACTGACGAAATCTTATATACAGGCATGACAAGTGCCAGCTTTGCTAAACAAGTAGAAGCTAAAAAAGAACGTGCTAGCAAAAAGCGAGTTGCTAAGAACGAACTCAAGCCATCTATTGAAGCTATATTTAAAATCCTAGCCGAAGAGCGAGCAACCGTAGCTGGTGAACTAGCAAACCTTATTCACTTAGAAATGAAACCAGAAGATGTTAAGTCAACCTTACTAGGACTAAGACTTGCTGACGCAAGACTACAAAGTATCGAGCGCAAGATTGCTAATGCTTTAAGAATACCGGGGCATAAAGATGACTGAGACATATAAAGAATACCGGCAAAGAATACAAGAAGAACAAGCTGGTCTCAGCAAAGAAGAGATATTAGATCAACTACGTCAAACAGCAGAGTTTGTTGCTGATATTAACAACCTCAAGCCACAACAGCACCGCTGGATTGATAGAGGAAAAATAATGTCATGTGAAGGAGCAGGCCACCCATATCACCAAGCATCGAAGAGGTAGTCGTTTTGAGGTCTCCAAAAACCGAGGCCTCAAAAGGGTTACCCCTAACCCAAGCTCACAACTTACTGTAGAGGCTCGCCACCTATAGAACGGCAGAAGTAATCAAAGGGAGATATATGTCTGACACAACAGACCAAGACGTCGTAGATACCTCCGTATCTGACGAAGTCGATACATCAACTAACGAGGAAGCTCAAGACACAGATACCGACCTTGAAGATATGGAAATATCATTCGAGGATGGTGAAGAAACAGAAGAGTCCGACGAATCTGAGGAAGAAGAGCCGGCCAGCGAATCTGACAAAGAGGAAGAGGAAGAATCAGCAGAAGATGTCGAGTCTAACGACTCAAAGGAGACCGAAGAGGAGGACACAACCTCAGAGGAACAAGGGCCAAGCGAAGAGGAAATCAAACGCCATAACGCTGAAATGGCTCAAAGACGTATTGCAGAGCGTGAAGCTCGCGAAAGGTTAAAAGAAGAGGCTCAGAAGGAATACCTCGAAGCCGCAGAAGATGATAAAGACCTTGCACTCCGTCAACTCCAAATAGACGCCTATAACAATAAGATCGAAAGCAACTCCAATAAGCTGCAAAACGGTATAGATAAAGCCGTTGCTAATATCGACTTATTCACCAAAGGCTCGCCAGAGGTTAAAGAGGAACTAGCGCGATCTCTAGATGATTTCGAGCGAATGTACGTCCGATACGACCAGAACGGCGATCCTATCGAAGTAAAAGGCGATGTGTTCCAATACTTACAAGATAAAGCCGACTCCATCAAACGGCTTACAGGTGTTGGTGCAAGACAGCAAATCAAAGACAAATCTAAGACAACTGCTCGAACACAGACACCTCCCTCTCGAGCGCCCAAACAGCCTAAATCTGATCCAGATATAGACGCATTCGATGAGGAAGCAAACCGTTGGTAGAGTCCATAACGAAAGGACAAAGCTATGGCTATTAACTTAGCAAGCAAATATGAGTCTAAGACCTCAGAATTGCTAAAAGCTCGACGCAAGAGTGAAGCATTTACTAACCAAGACTGGTCTTGGGACGGTGTTAATGCGATCAACGTTTACACTCTAACCGATCCAACAATGGGTAACTACACCGCTAACGGTGCTAATCGTTACGGTAACCCAACCGAAGTCGAAGATACTATCCAGACATGGACACTTACTCGTGACCGATCATGGACAAAGACCATCGACAAAAAGAACTACCAAGATACTCAAATGGTTCGTAAGCCTGCCAAGTTTCTTGCACAAGCTACTAAGAACGTACTTGTACCTGAAATTGACACTTACGTCTTCCAAGCTATCACCACAGCAGGTGAAGTAGCTAACCGAGATGACATCGCAGCAGACAGCGCAACTAGCGCATCTAACGCATACACCAACTTCCTATTACTAACTGCCGACATCAGCAACAACGAAGCTCCCGAAGAGGGACGCGTTGCAGCTATGACCGCTACATACTACAACTTCCTAAAGCAATCAGGATTTGTACTAGCTAGCGATAAGGCTTACGGTGATTTGAAGAGTGGCGACTTGGGAACTGTTGATAACGTAAAAATCGTTATTGTCCCATCAAGCCGCATGCCCGCTAACACCGACCTGATCATCTCTCACCCTGTTGCATGTGTAGCCCCTGAGAAATTAGTTGACTACACCTTGCACAACAATGCCCCAGGCATCAGTGGCGACCTACTTGAGTATCGACACCGCTATGACGCTTTTGTTGACACCAACAAAGTGAACTGCATCGCGATTCACAAAACCGCCTAACATCAATTAAGAAAGGTTAACCTATGGCAAATAAACTCAACTGGCTCGAAGAAGTAAAAGCGGACGCTGCATATATCACGCGCCGACGAATTCAAGAGCAAGAGGAAAAGCGCAAATTTGAGGAATCAAAGGCGCGACTAGCCGAAGCAAAACCGATAGAACAAAAGAAAGGTAAATAACTATGGCATCAGTAAACCTAGATGGCTTTGGTCACGGTGAGTTTGAAGCTGTAACAGGCAACAAAACTCTAGACGAGGGTGATGGCGGTATCGTTCAAAACGTTACTGCTACTTGCACCATAACTCTACCCGCTACTGTTGCAAGCACTACTTACCCAATCCGAGTAGGCGCAGAGGGCATAACTGTTACAGTTAGCCCAGCAGCAGCCGACAAGATCATGGGTAACGGCTTCACTAGCGCAGACAACAAAGACCTAATCTTCACTAACCAACCAGCAGGCTCATTTGTAGTCCTAGTTGCTGACGGCACTAACGGTTGGCAAGTAGCCAAGATTCTTGGCACAGCTACCCGCGAAGCTTAAATAACAAACATAGCCCCTACGCCACCGATTACAGGGCAATAAGCATGACTGTAAAGGCATAAAGGGGCTAGACACTAAGAAAGGATAAATAATGGCAGACTCGCCTTACTTACACCAGTACATCAGCACCGCCACCACTACAACTGTAAAGTCCGGCGTTGGAGTATTAAAAGCAATAACCATTGGTGAAACCGCAGCCGCAACAATTACCGTATATGATAACACGGCTGGCTCTGGAACTGTTATTGCTGTACTCAAAGCTTCCATAGCAGAGGGAACATACGAATTTAATGTTTCGTTTACTACTGGACTAACTATTGTTACCGCTGGCGCAAGCAAACTAACGGTTTCTTACAGGTAGATCATGGACGGCTTTGATAGCTTCAAGGCGGCGCTTGAAAAAAAGCAGGAGTTAGAACTCTCATCTATTAAGCATGAAGAGAATCAGATCCAATCGCTTAAGACGCAAGAAGTCATAGCTCAGTCGTTCAATCACCTTATAGACTACTTAGACAACCGAGTAAGCAAAACAGCAGTAGTTAATCAACTACAAGAAATCGGTACACCAGATGCACTTAAAGTTGTTACAGCAGTAGAAGCCTTACACGACACCCTCAAGACCCACGAGAATACTGATCTTACAGAGATCACGGGGGTTATGAGGGATATTTTAGATCAAGCTAAGCAACTCCCTAAAGAAATAAACATCCCTGAACATAAGGAAACCGACTACTCTAAACAATTCGATGGCTTAACAAAAGCAGTTCAAGCAGTCGAGAAAGTAGTCAAGGCCCAAAAGCTAGTAGCAGAAGCCCCGATCGTGAACATACCGGAAACAAACGTCAATGTAGAAGCTCCCGATCTTAAGCCTCTACAAAACTCTATAAAAGACGTAGTTAAGGCGGTCAAAGACATTGTAATACCCGAGTACAAGACGGATAACAAGGATGTCGAAGAGCTACTTAAGAAATCTAACAAACTACTTAAGGACATACTACAAAAGCCTGTATCTTCTGGCGGTGGCGGTGGATTGGCTACACCATACAAAGACCAATCAGGCATGCCAGCATTCCCGGTACTTACAGCAGACGGCAAAATATCTGTCGAAGCCGGGGAAACATCAACCTACGAATCATTTGTAGACACCACAACTGACGTTAATCTTGTCTATTTGGGAAAAGCTACGCCCGGAACAGCTACATCTGCTGGCTCTTGGCAAATAAAGCGATACAACAAGTCGGCAGGACATATGTCATATGCGGATGACGTAACAACATTTACTAAAACGTGGGATAACCGCACATCTTACAGCTACTAAGGAGCAACATGGCAAAAGAAGTCAAAGAAGAAGTAAAAACTCCCGTAGCCAACAAGCTCGATAGCTGGCTCATATTGGGCTACGAGAAATTGGCTCGTGAGTATGGGCTATCTATTGAGGAAGTCCGAGAAGCAACAATAACAATTAAAGGCGGTGAAGTAACCGTGAAAGGTAAGAAATGAGCAAATCAAACGCAGCAGAAACAGCTTTATTAGCACTTCTGTTCAACAACACAGACTTTGCTGGTGTCGGTGACGCTGGTGGTCTACAAAACAGCGCAGCAGCAGGTTCACTCTATGTGTCACTACATACAGCAGACCCAGGCGAAGCAGGAAACCAAACAACCAACGAATCAGCATACACATCATACGCTCGTGTAGCAGTGGCTCGTTCAGGTGCAGGTTGGACAGTATCAGGTAACTCAGCTACCAACGCAGCTCTTACACAGTTCCCAGAATGTTCTGGTGGCTCTGAAACCATTACTCACGTTGGAATCGGTACAGATTCAAGTGGTGCAGGCGTACTACTTTACTCTGGTGCTTTAAGTGCTTCACGTTCAGTATCTAGCGGTATTCAGCCTCAATTTGCAGCTTCAGCATTGGTCGTAACTGAGGACTAATCATGGCAGAAAAGAAGAAGAAACCAATCATCGTAGAGATGAGCGCAGGACTTAGCGGAAAGAGCAAACTGAGCTAATGATTCGTGGAATCAAAGAACTGGTAGACGCAGAGTTAGAAGGAAAAGAACGTCGTTACACTTGGCGTAAGACACCCTCACAGGTAACTACTGCTGGTCTTTGGTTTGATTTATCTATGAGTCCTGGACGACCAGTGCCTAAGTATTGGTTTGACGCTCCGCCTGGAGTCGCTAAACAGATTAGCTATTCAGCAGACGGTGGACTAGAACACGGCGGTGGTGTATCCCCAAGCGAGAAGTATTTACGCATGACTACAGGGATAGCTACTGTAGCCACCGCCCTACCACTCACGATGATTCTATGTGACTACCTACTTTACTATCCATCTATAGACGACTCCAACTTAGACGAACAGCTAATGGATAACACCGTTACTCTACCTCGTTATACAGATGGTGAGGGCGTGCAAGCAATAGCAGTCTCGGTGGCTGGTAGAACTGGTGGTGCTCAATTTTACTTTACTTACACCAATCAAGACGGAGTAAGTGGTCGTGTTTCACAAACTGTTACAGAGAACTCAGCAGCAGCATTAGGTACTATTGTAACTTCATCTGGTGCTACGAACAGTGGTGGTAATCCGTTTATAGGTTTACAAGATAATGACACGGGTATTAGGAGTATTGACTCAGTATTCATGCTTACCGCAGATGTAGGCTTGTTTACTTTAATTCTAGTTAAACCACTTGGAACATCTGTAATTAGAGAGATAACCGCACCCGTAGAAAAAGATTACTTCTTAGAAGCTGGAGTCATACCACGAATATATGATGACGCTTATTTAAGTTTTCTTTGCCTACCACAAGGAACATTAGCAGCAACCGCCTTAATGGGCGATATTAAAACGATATTCACATAAGAAAGGATATATCATGCCAGGATTCGCATCACGAGACCAAATAATACAAGCACAAACCAACGGACAAGCATTTAGGTCCGATTGGTCTAAGAACATGAACCCAACAGCAGCAGCAGTTGCTAACGAGTGGCACACACTCTTTAGGGGTAACGGTAACCCAGGACCAGACGCAATCTTTGACGCTGGTGCTAACTTAACTTTCCAAGCAGTAAAAGACAACACCACATCAGCTTCAAGCATTCAGCATGGAGGTAACGTACAACCCACCTATTACAAGTACCTACTTAGTGGAAGTGCAGTAAGTGCAGCAGCTACCGCACAACCAACCGTAGTTACTCTAATAGACGTTGTAGGTTTTTACCGTGTTACAACAGTTACCACAACAACTGCTCAAGCTACGACTAACACATTAGGACAATCAGATACGTTCACAGCAGATGCAGGTACAGATGTTTGTACTTGGACTTCAACAGCCAGTATACCGTCAAATGTTCTAACTGGAACAAGAGTACGTTTAACTACAACAGTGACACTACCAGCAGGACTTTCACTTGCCACAGATTACTATGTAATTAAACTTAGTGACACAACTTTCTCGCTAGCCACCTCATACGCTAACGCAGTAGCAGGAACAGCTATCAACATTACTGACGCAGGTACAGGTACACATACTGCTTCTTGGTTACTACCTAGATACACAAACGGTGCAGCATTGAACGCTATGTTCTTTAATCCAGCAGCAACCGCTTTGGGTGCAGCAACCCCTAACCTTTCACTAGGTTATACAAACTCTGCTCAAGCAGGCTCAAGGGCTACTCCGACAGTTCTACCAGTAGGTAAAACAGCAGCCTCTAACTCACACATCATTTACACAGGTGCTACTGGTGCTGGTAAATACAACTATGCAGTACCTCGACAATCAGGCGACTCTGGTATCGCACAAATTGACACAATCCAGAACTCAACATCTTATGTGTCAGGTTCATACACGGTTGCTTTGTATAAGGAACTAGCTAGATTCCCTGTAACTACATTAGGTGTATCAGCGGAGCGTGACTTCTTAAACCAACTACCTAGCTTGCCAAGAATCTATGACGGTGCAGCTCTTTACTTCGTAATCGGCTCAGGTGCAGCCACACCAGTTAACTCAGCATTTTCAGGACATCTTGACTTCATCTACAACTAAGGAGATAACATGGCACTACTCGGCAACTACTCAGTAATCTTGAAAAACCCCGCTACTTTTATAGGCGGGACTCAAGTTAGTAATTGCCGAAGTGCTTTCAACATGGAAGGTCAAATGCTCCAGATGTATTATGGAGAATCTGAAGGCGGTGGGTTACCGTTTACTTCATCTCTCGATACAGGCACAGAACCACCTTACTCTTGGCACTTAGCCGAGTATGGTGGGGAACTGTCATCAACCACGATGATTAGTGGTACAGGAGCATTAACAGCCTCACAGCAAAACGGTATCAATATTGTTTCATCTATCGCAGGAGTAGGAACAATTGATACCGCAGGACTATCACTTGTTACCTCCATGATTTCAACCATAGCTGGAACAGGTGCATTGACTGGTTCAATGGTCGGTACGGTGCAGTTCGCAGCCGACCTTGCTGGTTCAGGTGATATAACAGGTTCTTTGGGTATGCTTTCGGGAATGGTGGCTAACCTAGCAGGTTCAGGGCTAATAAGTTCAGACCTCAAAGGCAAGCTATTCATGGAAGCTCAAATCTATGTTAACGAAGGTGCAGCTACCGTAGACCAAATTGTGCAGGGAGTAGTAGATAATCTCGGAACTATCACGGCTACAGTACCAAACTTGCTTGATACCGAAACCGGAGCAGTTATAATCCCGCTTGATTAGTGATATAATATAGACAAGAAGTATAAGCCCGACGCGGATAGTACGACTAGGAAATCCCAGCGCGGCATCCCCATCTCCAACTCATCGCAGACAGGTGGCTAGCAACCAACTAAAATTGCGTTATTTTTTCTTTATACGTCTAAATATGACGTAACCAATACCGATCAAGATTACCCAAAAAAGTATCTGACCGAATAGATAAGAACTCATAGCGCGAATTATACGCTCATCTGAGCGATACGCAACAGGAGAAACAAATGGACGGATTAACAATTCTGAATCCCGGCGCTCCGACTGATATTGCTGGCGTAAACTACGTTAATTCACCTCAAGCAGCAAACCTCGGAATTGGAGTTGGATTAGGTGGTGGATCGACTTACGATGCAGCCGCCGCAGCAGCCGCAAGACAAGAAGCATTAGCACGAGAACAAGACAATGCTTTTCTAGATGCACAGGAAGGCAATCTTAGAGGACTACTCAGCAGAGCAGACACAACTTTCGCACAAGGAATTACAAACCTAGATAACAGTTATAACAAATCTCGCAACGATGTAACTGATACCCAAAACAGAACCATGAGAGACTATGGTATTAAGCGAGAAGATACAACGCGCGGCAAAGACAGCGCAATCGGTAAAGTAAATACAAACGCTCGAACACTATCAGACAGCGTCCGAAGAATAATCGGCTTGGCATCTGGTTCTGGTTCTAGCGCATACCAACTAGCAGCACCTAACGCTGTAGGTAGGCAAGCCTCACAACAACGTACCGGAGTATTAGAAACTTTTGGACGTAACTTTAGAGACCTAGACACCGCAGAAGGTGACGCAAAAGTAAAATTTGAAAACCTATTACGAGACATCAAAGCAGACCGCGATCAGCGCGAACTTGATCTTAGAAACAGCATTGCTGATAAAAAGAATTCAATCTCTGGAAGCCTAGCAAACCTAGCAGGCGAACGAGCAAGAATTAACGGCGGTGGCTACAACGCCATTAGAACTGCACAGCAACCATTCCAAAACGAAATCAACGCAAGGAACGCTGAAATTGACGGCTTATTCTCAAGGTTCAACCCAACTATAAGCTATGCACCAGTTCAAGTGCAGCAACCAGAACTATCGCAGTACACAGTAGACCGCGCAGCTATAAACGCAAACAAGACTATGGGCGCTGACAGCTATTCCCCATATTCACAGTACCTTAAAAAACGTAACGACGAATCAGTCTAAGGATTTAAAATGAGCTTCTTAAAAAGACTATTAGAAACAGTAATGCCTCTACCTGTACAAGCAGCAGGGAAAGCTGCAAGCGCAGCACGAGAGGGAGTAAACGCAGTAGGCGGTGGGCTAGAGCCTCAATCTATGCCCGGCCTAGCAATGGGTGGCAAAGTACAGCCAGCACAACAAGGCATTAACGTAGCCGGAGGCGGTTTAAGCTTAGAATCTATGCCCGGCCTTTCATTCTATGGACAAGGATCACTTAAAAACCGCATACCGCTAGGACGAGGTCTAGGTGGCATGCAACAGCAAGGCCAACATGCATTTAACCAAAATGCTATTTTACCTGATGACATCGACGCGCTATCAGCAGAACACATTCAAGGCGGCATTGGGTCTTACAATCCCGGAGCAAACCCGCTTCAAAACAACCGATTACGCTATAGCCAAAAACCTCAATCAGCAGACTACATATATTAGGAGAATTAAATGGGCTTTAGTCTCCGCAACTTCTTAGAAGAGGCAGCCGCACAGGTCAACCCTTTTGATAACGGCAAAACTGCCGCGACTGTTCGCGCATCAAGACCAGCACCTCCTGCTGTTACTCCATCACAAAATGCACCATCAGCACCATCTCCTAGTGTCGGAGATCGCGCACGACATATTGGTACTGGTATAGGTTTAGGTGGACTCCGATCATTTACAGGATTGGGGCAGGGGCTATCTGGTCTATATGACCTTGCTTCTCCGGGCAAAGGGACTAACCGATTTAGCAAAAAACTAGACAAACTAGCACGAGAAACAGATGCAACAGCTAAAGCAGAAAATATAGCGACTCCATTATATAAAGGCTCACAGTTAGGAACAGAAGCACTAACTTTTGCAGCAGGCGCAGCGGGAGCAAAACTTGCAGGCTACGCAGGCAAAGGCTTACCAATGGTGACCAAAACAGCTAAATTTACCGAGCCTGTTAGCTCTGCAATAGGCAAAGTAACAACTAATCTCGCATCCCGGGGCATGGGCGGGCGCATTGCAGCCCAAACTATCAAAGGCGCTGTCAATCCAGCTAACAACGTTGCAAACGTAGCGATGACCGCTAAATATACCGGCGAAGAAGCAAGCAAGGGAAGGGATATAAGCCCCGGTTCTGTGGCTACTAACTTAGCAGCCGGAACAGCATTTAACGTTGGTTTACCAGCAGCGGGAGCAGTAGTTAAAGAAGTTGTACGTCCAACGACTAATCTTATTAAAAACAGAGGCTTAGTCCGACCATCAAATCTAACCGATCAAGAACTAACTCACTTACAAAACTTTAGAAACACCGCCGGAACTGGTCAAATCATGGACGATGCAACCTATGCTAACGGCGTAAATGCAGCACAAAAAGCCGGTATAGATTATAGGAATCCTAGCCAAATTGATGACGTATTAGGCGCACACAGAACATTTGATACTAGACTGCAACAGAGGAATCAAAAGCTACAAAACGTAAAAGAAAGGCTAGCGCCAACAGCATTAGATACTTCTGGTGGCGGTGGTTTAGCAGATAACTCTGGCGAACAATTTATTAAGAACCCTATTACTGGCGAGACTATACCAAATCCGAAATATCAAGCACCTACACTAACTCAAGGTCAGAGAGTACGAGCTAGCGACAGAGGGAACATAGGCACGGTCTCTAGTGTTAACGATGACGGCTCAGTAAGAGTTACATTTACTAACCGCAAAGACAAAACTACGTTTACAAAGACGATGCAACCGCACGAAATTAAGCCTTTGGCTTCTTCAAAAAACGCGCTTGAGCCTTCCTCTTCTTCTCTTCGTAATTCCGATCAAAGAACCACAACACAAACGCTACCAACAGAAAAAAGCCTAAAAGAAAGCCCAAATAGCCAAAACTCCATGCTAGATCAGACATCCCCTAATCTTACAACTAAAACTAGGGAAGTCAAACTTAACACCGACAGATTAAATCCCGATGGCGGCTATGCGGCACTTTCTGAAATGCAACAGGCAACAACTGAACGCGTAAACCAACTATCAAACAAAGAGATAGAATCGGTCGCTAAATCAGCCGGAATAGACACAAAGACACATTCTGACGAGCAAATACGCAAGAAAATAGCCGAACAGCTTAATGTACGTCAAGACGCTGTTAGATATATGAACGAGGCAGAAATAGCCCGAAAATCTGGTGACATTGAACTAGCCAAACAATTACTCCTTAAAGCAGCCGAGCAAGGCCGAATTAGCCGCGCTCAAGGCTCAGAATTAGCACAACAGCTACAGGCTCGAAGAATCATTGCTAACGAGCTAGACACGCCTCAACAGCGCGTATTCAAGCTGTTAGATGCGGCAGGGGTGAATCCAGAAGCATACGTTAACCGCTTTGCAGAAGTAGATTTTAATAATCCAAACCAAGTGATGGAAGCTTACCGCGATCTTGTGCCTCCAACAGCAGCGCAATGGCTAGACACAGTTAGATACAATTCTATGCTATCAAGCCCATTAACTCAGATGGTAAACATCTTTGGTAACGCGCAAAACGTAGCTCTAGTTGCACCGATAGAGAAAACGGTAAGGGGAGTCTTTGACGCAATAGGCGGGGCATTTGGTAAAGAACGAAGATATGCTGCTGGCGAAGGTTTAGCATTTACTAAGGGCGCAGCAACAAACATTGCTAATGGAGCGAGGGCGTTTAGAGATGCACTTAGAGGGACAGGCAAATATGCTAACCCTGACTTCGAGGAATATAGCGTACCACTAGCAACAAAAGGTCTGTCTGGCGCAACTTACAAAACACTTTCAGCACCTATGCGCGTATTAGACGGCATGGACAAATTCTTTAGGGCTATCGCTGGTGCTGGTGAAGAAGCAGCACTCGACTTAAGAATTAAAAAGGGCATAGATATTAGGGGCGATAAGCAGTCCTTAATGGATAAAGAAGCCGCTTATAGGGTATTTCAACAAGACTTACACGAACCCGGACAAGGTGTTTTGGCCGATGCTAGTGATAGCTTTGCATCAATAGTTATGAGTGGGCGCAACAGTAAGAACCCAATCGTAAGCACTATATCAAAGTTCACTGTGCCATTTGTTAAGACCATAAACAACATCAACAAGCAGGGCATGATCGAATTTACCCCTCTTGGATATGCAAACATGAAGGGTAACACCGACAAAGTGACTGCATTTACTCGAGCCACTATGGGAACAGCGATATTTGGTATCAGCGCGCTTTTGATAAGTGGCGACAAAATGACATGGGCAGAGCCACGAAACGCAGAAGAACGAGCAAGGTTTAGGTCTGAGGGTAAACAACCCTATGCAGTAAACATAAACGGTAAATGGGTAGGCTTTTCAAAACTAACACCAGCTATTGCATTTCCTATGGCTATGACAGCAGCACTAAATGACGCCTTAAAGTCTAAGACTATTGACCAAAGCAACGTTGACGCGATCCTAGAAGCCGTTAGTAAATTTGGTAACTTCTTGTCTGATCAGTCCTATGCTAAAAGCGTAGGCGATACACTCGGCGCTATAGGTGGCGACAAAGAAGCCGTTGCACAAGTCGTATCTAACAATATCCAGCAAGTAGTACCATTCAGGGCATTAACAGGATGGGTAGCAAGAATGGGCGACACTGTAGAAAGAAGAATAGATGTAGGTCAAAGCTATTTCGATCAACAGGTTCAATCCTTAATGCAACAATACCCCGGACTTCGACAAAAGACGCCAACTCGCGACTATAAGGGCGAACCTATCCCAGCAAACAACGCTATATTTAACGGCATATCACCGGTACGAGTAACCACTGACAGAGGCGTTGATCCTATTGATGCAGCCAAAGATAAAGCAGACAAACTTAAGGACAATAGCGAAAGCATACCTCCAAGCATGAAACTTAACTATGAGAAGTTTTTGAATAAGAAGATTAAAGACGCTCAGAACGAGTTAATACAAACACCTCAATATAAAGGGCTAGATGATAAAGACAAGGGTAAAGCCCTAGATACCTTAAAGACTAAATACACATCTGCATATAAGCGACAGTTCATGGCTGACAACGGCATACCTATAAAAGACGAGGCAAGCAAGACTGACGAGAAGATATTAACCGGAAATACTAGCGTCACTGATCTAGTCAAATC